TGTGGTAGCAGTGCTGGTAGCAACTGACCCACTAGTGGTTGACTCATCAACTTCTTCTTCCTTTTTCTTGGGTGCTTTTTCTGGCAACCCCTTGTGCTTGGTGCTGGCAAAGTCTTCAGCGTCTTTTTTCTTCATGGTCTTGGCTACCTTGGCAACTTCTTTGCTGGCAGGCTTTTCACCCTTTTGTGTTGCATGGACCATGCCCATGAACTTTTGTTGTTTCTTGCTGACTGCTTTTTCGTCAAGTTCTTCTTCACGGACTTGTGCGTCGCCAGACTGTTGATTTCTAATCAATGTAATTGCCGCATACAGTACAACCTCCAACTGACTGGCAAAGCCTTGTGGAAATTCACCACCACGTTGTGATTGCTTGGCGATGGCTCGGAGTTCAGCAAGATCATTAACCACTTGTTGTGCTTGACCTTGATCTACCCCTTCTTTGGTCATCAACTTTGACCGGCCACTTGGCCCTTTGGCTCCAATGCTTTGTTTGGTACCTTTTGGACGTCCACGTCCGCGTTTTTCTCCACTGGCCTCACTGTCGTCATCTGCACCAACGCTGTTGCCTTGGTCATCCACTCGGCGTGTGACCATGCGGCCTGTGGCAGTGTGTTTGATGTCATGCTTGGCACCACGTTCAATGCTGCCAACTTTGGGAGTGGCGGCTCTTGGTGTGCTCATGTCAAATGCAGTGCCTTTGGAACGTTCTTCATCCATGCCAGCATTGCGACCTTTGCCGCCACCTAATGCACTGCGCATGGCTTCGGCAGCCACGTCACCCAGCATTTCGTCAACTTCTTTTTTGGCGCCGGCAATTTTGTCAGCAAAAGTGATTTTGTCTGCAGGAGGCGCAAGTTTAGCGAATGACTTTTGTTTGGCTGTCATTGGAGCACCAGCTTCAGGCAAGTTGGGTTCTGCATGTGTTCCTTTTGCAGATTTAATACTGCCCTTGAGGCTGGTGATTTGATCTCTTGATGGCATGCCTTTTCTTGGTCCACGATCTAATATGTTATTTTTAATTCCTGAGCGGCCGATACCTTGTCCTCTTTTTAACGGATCATTGTGGTCAAATTCGCCGCCGCCTATTTTGCGTTTTCTACCAGCATAATCATCGGGTTTTGGATTATAGTAGGCATCATCCATATCAGGGCCGTATGTGTAGTCTGGTGGTTCTTGTGTGTACAGTTTGTCTTTGTACTTGGGATCGCGGTACTTGGCTGCTTCTGTGGTTTTTTGTTCAGGCTTCTTGCCTGTAACAGGAGCACCTGACTTGCGTTGCAAGTCTTTGATCATGTCTTCGTCACTGCCATGCCCAACTAGTCGGTTGATACCGCTGGCAACTTTCTTTCCCACAGATTTAAGTGTGCCCATGACGCCTTCGTCTACTTCTGTGTTGTCATACTTGTCGTATTTTTTTCTAATGGGATCAAGTGCTTTGCCTTCGCGGCCGGCTTTGGCCAATGCTTCCATGCCTTGTTTGCCGTACTTTTCATAGCCTTTGGCAGCGCGGCTCATGTCGCGTTCATTCAACTGCTGATGTGTGACTTCAGGAGTGGCACGAATGCCGTCTAGTTTTTTGTTTAAATCGTAAAAGAAACTCATTTGTATTATCCTCTTGGGTTGGCGCCAGTGGCTGGCTTGGCAGGGCGATTGATCTTGCTCATTGGGCTTTGTGTGCCTTGTGCAATGTCATTTGTGGTTCGAGCAGGTGGGGTCTTGCCACCAGCAATGGTGAAGTCACTGCGATAAGCATTTTTCAACACAGCATGATCATAAGGACCAGTTGCATAGTCTTTGCTCAATGCACGTTGTTCAGCGTCGGGTGCAGGATAATCTGTGTCATCCAACAGGTCTTTGTTTTGTTCATCAATCTGTTCGTACTCTTGCACAAGGCCATCCACATGTAGTGTGGTCTGCATCACAATGTGATTGGGATCAAATCCCATCAACTGTGCCAATTGTTTGATCTGTGGCTCAATAGCTGGATACTTGAAACTCACATCAAACATTGTGACTGAGTCGTTTTTGTTGTTAGGAAAGTCAGTGGGAATGATCTGTATTGGAGTGGTCTTAGGGTCACTCATTTTAACAGGATCAAATTGATCCAACTTTTTCTTCAACTGACTAATCAAATCACCGGACGGTTTGCCCAGCATTTTGATACGATAGTTGTATGTACGTTCGCTTTCGGCGAGGTAATGTGCAAAATTTTTCATATCAGGTTCCTGTAACATATTTATTCTTTTTTATCATTTTGATCTTTGCCCAGTATTCGTTCTAATAGATCATTACGACTTAATACCATGCCCTGTGCTGTTTGCATGGCTTCGCCCCCACCAGCATCTGCTGCCTTGGCATCCAATACTTGTTGTTGTTGATCTAATCGCATCTTTTTCATCTGCAGATCGATCATCTTGAGTTTTTTATCTAGTTTGGCTGTTTTTGCTGTGATAGCATGCCCCAACATGTTGCTGGCCACTGAGAATATTTCGCTGGCAAATCTACTATCAACTTGCATTCCAAGATCCATGAGATCTTTGTAACTGTCTTTGGCCAATTCTGCTAGGCCGTCCATTTCCTCATCACTGCTTTCTAGGCCACGCACACCGGGCAACGCAGCATCTACTTTGTCTATGGTAGCATCTAAATTTTGTAGTTGGGTTCGTAGGTCTTCTGCGGCAGGTGTGCCAGCATCTGCCTCTGGGGCGTCTTCTGCAGGGGGTAGTTCAAAAAGTTCTTCGAGTTTACGAGTCATGCCCTATTTATAGGTCACGCCCGACCGTTGTGAAACATATCGTTCTCGGTGATGACTCTAAAAGTCAAACCGTTGTTTCTAGCCCACTTGGTCGCCGCATCCCATTTGCTGTAATTGATAGCAACAATGGCCCGGTCTTTGTTGCTCATTTTTGATTCAATCACGCTTTGTTTTTTGGGTTTGATCTCAATCAACTCTGCTTTCACTGTGTTGTTGCGTGTTCGATAAGTGATCAAGAAGTCCGGGATATACTGTGTCATCTTGCCAGTGAGTGGATGACGATAAGGGATAGCAATGCTCTCTGACGCCCATTGCAACACATTGTCGTTGGTGTCGCAAAACTTCATAAAGCTCAATTCCCAACCTGATCTGTAACGCGGTGTGCCGTTGCCCACATACTTGGCACGGTTAATCACAGTGTAAGGTCCTTGTGCCCAGTGGCTCATGGCAATATGTTTCTAGCCTGATAAAAGTTTGGTACCACAGCAACACCTACGCCTAACAGTGTGGCTCTTGATCGTATGGCATTGAGATAATAGGCCAGGCTTGCACTGAGATTGGTACCATTCAGTCCTTGAAATTCTTTGAGCAATGTCAGTGGCGGAATATTAGTGTCTTCTGCCACTTTGAACAAACTCACAGTGAAGTTACCTGCGGCTTGTTTTGTGGTCATAACACTCAAAAAATAACTGTACACAATATCATATTCAGCAGCAGGTACGTTGACATCATAGTCGTAGAATTTATCATATACTCTAACAGTTAGATCCAAGTTGGGATTGTTGTAATTTACAGTGCTCATCGTCTTGTATTTAATAACCTGTTGGTTTCTGCCTGGGTTTGATTTGTACCAGTGTTGTTTCTATTAAACGTCTGTGTGGGGAACAACCAGCCATCTGCTTTGTTGGTCACTGCTCTGGTGGCAGCCGGCAATCCTTGAATCAATGTATTTTTGCCCAGGGTGGTCGCTTCACTTTTGGCAATGGCAGCAAGATTTTTACCTTTGAAAGTTTGATTGAGCCTGCCGGCTTTTTGTGCTGCACCAATCAGTCCCAACACACTTCCGCTTTGTAAATCGCTGAGGATCCCGCCGCCAGTTTCCAACAAGCCGCCTTGGCCAAACACTGTGGCATTAGCACCAGGTCTAGCAATTGGACTAACTGTTTTGTCGTAGTGTGCATCAGTAGCAAAACCTTGAACGTTGGGATCACCACCAGGGCTGGGTTGAGCAATAGCACCTGAGTAGTATTTCACAGTTTCATATGCCACTGTCATGGTGTTTTGCATGATACCAGCACCTTGAGTGTAATCGTATTGATCGTGATTCCAGGCTGTGATCAATGGGTTGATCAACACGTATTCAGCAAACTTGTGTTGATCCATGCCATAAATTCTGATGTCTCTGAAGAACGGTGGCTTACCACTGGCCAACGAAGATCCGCCGTCGTTGAAACTTTCGCCGATGTATCCCCAGTCATTGACATTGCCCACACGTTCATCCGCGTAGATATCTCGATCATTGTAACCGAATCCTCGTTGCATGTTGGCACTTTCTCCATTGGCACCATTGGTGTTGTTGGGGGCGAGATACTTTTGTGTGGGATCTTTGTAGTAGTAACTCATGTAAAGATACCACATCTTGCGTACCAAATCATCACTGGTGTCATGAAATGTCATTGTCACCGGTTCATAGTTGATTTTCTTTTGTATGATACGCTTGCGGTTGTATTGATTTAATGTTTCAGTGTCAATGTTATATTTGGGAAGATCAACAGTTTTTACTGCTAGACTCAAATTCATTATATCGTCATTGCCAAACGCACCGCGGAGATAAGGAATCTCTTGCACGTTGAGTGTGAAACTAACGTGAAAGAGAAACTTGAATCTGGGTTTTAATTCGTAGGCGTTGGTAGTAAACGTTTTGCTTGCGTGAGTGTAATCACGCAAGCTGTTGTTGCCTAAGAACCCTTTGAGAAAGTCCTGGCCAAATGACGACATGTTTAGACGCCTGCGCCGGTGACCACGTCGCCTAAAGTTCTACCAATCTCAGTACCAACACCAGTGCCTTCAGGAGTTTGGTTGGCGTTGTCGTAAGCAATGGTCAATTCAATTGTGGCTGCTTCGTTGGTGCCATAGTTCAAATCGCCATAGTTGGCAGCTTTCAAATAGCAACCATACAGTTCCCATGTTTCCAGTACCACTGGTGTGTTGGCGCCATTACCACCGTCAAGAATCTCAACTTTGGTCAAGAACTTGTAGTCAATGCCAGAAGACGCAGAACTCATTTCCAAGAAGTCCATTTGTTTCTGCAACTGTTCGCCAATCAACTTGCTAACAGCACCTGACGCATCATCGCGCAGACTGCATGTGGTATCAGCCCATGAGTGACGTCCGGCCAGTTTCAATGTTGAGTTGTAAATTGGCAATGCAATTTCTTCAAATGTCAAATTGGGGCGAGCAAAACTCACAACTTGTTTGGTCAATTCTGTTCTTGGTGTGCTCACGCCAAGATTTTCAAACATCACTCTAAAGCGATATTTGAGTTTGGGCATCAACAGACCTTGGGTTGGCGAACTTTGGTCACTTGCCAAGGGTACTGTCATTCTCTGTAATGATGAAACTGCCATTTGTTATATCTCCTGTTGTTTTTATTTACCTAATTCAATGACCGGCCGAAGCCGGTCATTTTTGATCAAGCATTAAGTCCTGAAATTTCTCCAGTGTTCTTGATACGCAATGGAATGTAGATAAATTCAACTGCTTTGACTGGTTCAATAGCAATGTCCACCCACAACTCGTTACGATCAATACGTGCTGGGGTGTTATTACTCAAATCGCAAACTACCAAATAGTCATAAATGGCACGTTTAGCAATCAAGTCAATCATCAAACTGTTTATAGTGTTGGTAATCTCGTTGCGTGTGATTTGATCATTGGGTTCAAACAAGTACAGTTTACCAATTTCTTCCAAACGTCCGCGCAAGAACGCTACCAATCTAGCAACGTTGATACGATCCAGTGCTGTTGTGGCACCTTGACGTGTTTTATTACCAAAGTTTGTGATGCCCACACCTGGAATAAAGGTAATTGGATTGATATTGTTTTCATACAATATATCACGTAAACTTTGTCCCACAGCAATTTGTTGGAACTCACCTGTGGTAGATTCAATGTATCCAATTGCTGTGGCATTGTCAACTACACCTCGACGTGTGCCAGCAGGTGCCAACCATGGATAACTTACTGCATCACTGCGCAAGATTGTACGTACCATCATGTGACTTGGAGGTGCAACAACTGTGTTGCCACTCAAGTCTGTGGTCTGGCAGCTGGGGTAGAACACCGCAGCATAAGCACTACCAATGGTGAGTCCATCTTCTGTTGGCAAACCAAGTCCGCCGTTGTCTGTGGCATAAGTCACTAGTTCTGTACCGGTTGCACCCAGTCGCATTGGGGTGTCGCCCACTACGAACAGTGTGTTGGCACGTTCATTGCTGAGAGCAACCATGTTTACAGCCAATTCAGGATAAGCAGGAGCAGCAATCAAGTTGAATTGATTTTGTTCTTCTCTTGCTGCCAAACTGGTATCGATACCTGACTTCATTGCAGCCACAATCAACTTGCGTTGTGCTTGGCGTCCAGCATACATGCTGCCATTGGTTTTGTTACCTGAGGCTGTGAGCCATGTACTGGTCACTGTTGGATAACTGGCCTTATCTGGGAAGTTGGCTTCAGTCAAATAATTTAGTTGGAAACTCTTGACATTGTAACCTGAACGGCGTGTGTTCCACAACAGCATACCTTGGGGATACAGTGCAGGATCAGGTGCATCTACATCCAAGTAATTGCTGGTCAACAAACTTTCAATTGTTGGGAAGGCATCTGCCACAGGATCTGTTGTGCCATTACCGGCCCAACGTGCATCAGCAAACAAAATACCATTGCTGCCGACTTGGTCTGTGGTATCAATCAACACCCATTGGTCAACTCCACTTACCTGTTCCCAACGATACAGTTTGGGGTAATTTTCTAAGTCGCTGGTATCAACCCACAAATCACCATACTGAAGTGGGCTTCCGGCTGTGTCATTTTGTGTGGTGGGTTCTGAGGCAGCAACAATAGGCCCTGAAGCATTGGTCAAACTCAGATCAAAACCACGAGTGTCGTTGGTTACGTTTTGATAACCCAACCAAGAACCATTGTTTTGAATCATGACATCTACATCATCCACACTGCTGTAATACCATAATCTACCATCAGCTGGATCTTGATCTGGTGCTGTGTCGCTGGCTGTGTATGTGAATAAGTCAGTTGTCACCCAGTTGCTCAAAGCAATAAACCCAGGGTACTTGTCTTGACGAACTTTGGGTGTA